ACGCCGCAGAATACATCGACAAGTTGGATGAGCTAAAAACAAATATCAATGAGAGACAAGCAGTTGCGACTTCAGCGGCGGCGGCTCTTGGTCGTAAGACTGATGAGATACTGTACACAGCAATGGATTCTGGTGCAAACTCAACTCAGATTCATGACACAAGTAGTGCTGTTGAGAAGGCTGACTTGTTGTCACTCTTTGAAACCTTCGGCACTGCAAACATCCCTGAAGATGGTGGCAGATATCTTGCAATGCATCCAAAGGGTTTTGCAGATTTATTTAACATAAATGAGTTTGCATCGTCCGACTTTGTGGGTGAGCAGAATCTACCATTTGCTGGTGGTATGACCATGAAACAATTTCTTGGTTTCCAAATCTTTTCAACGGCGGCAATCACAGCTGGAAAGAATATGGCATATCATACTACAGCCGTAGGTCTTGGTATTAACTCTGATGTTCAAACTGAACTTAACTATGTTCCAGAGAGAGCGTCACATCTTGCAACGTCTATGATGTCTATGGGTGCTACTGTCATTGATGACAATGGTATCTATGAAGTCTTAGACAACAACTCATAGGAGGTATTGACATGGCTTATAGTGCTAGTGGATTATCTCGATTAGCTGGTGCATCTAATCTTAACTTGTGGGCGTATACAACTACAGACGCTATTGCTGCTGTAAACTCTGCTGGTTATTTTAATGATGCCGCGAATATGCTAGCTGTTAGAGATGTTATTCTTGTTGCTGACACAAACACTCCTACGACTCACTTTGTGACTGTTTTGTCAAATACTGGGACTGTAGTAGATGTATCTGATGGTACAGCTATTGCTGAAACAGACGGCGACTAATGACTTCAACTGCGGCAGATAGCGCAATAGATATATCGAGTCGCGCTCTTATCTTGATAGGAGCTGAACCGATAACTTCTTTTACTGATGGTACAACAGAATCATTGGTAGCTGGAAGTCTCTATGAAGATATCTGCCGTAGTGCATTATCGAATACACGCTGGAGATTTGCAACGAACCAAGCTGTTCTAAACAGATTGACAGATGCTCCAACTGGTCGATATGATTTTGCATATCAGCTCCCATCAGATACATTGCTGGTTCATGCTGTTACTGTTAATGATGGACAGATAAATTATCAGATATATGGTGACATGGTATATGCCGATACATCGACACAAGATGAAGTAATTGCTGACTTTACATTCCGAGCAACAGAAGAAAACTTTCCTAGTTATTTTACCATTGCTCTTGAGTATTCTTTAGCTTCTGCATTTGCAACATCTATTGCAAGAGATGGTCAGCTCATGCAACTTATGACACAGATGGCAAATGCCGCAATGTTGAAAGCTAGAAATATAGATTCACAACAACAAACAACTAGGACAATTCCACAAACTAGATTTAGTGCATTTAGGAGGAGCTGATGCAAAAAGCAAAAGTACCTCTCACTAACTTTCAGTTTGGCGAAGTGAGTCCAAGTCTTATTTCCAGAACAGATACAAAAGTATATAACAACTCAGCTCAAAAGATTGAGAACTTTTTTTTAAGAGCAGAGGGTGGTGTTATAAAAAGGGCTGGTCTCAAGAAGATATATGAGTTCGATACATCAATCGATACTGCAAAAGTCCAGCAACATAGGCTGGTGCCATTTATATTCTCTGATGATGAGA